AGTACTAAGGACTGGGCAAGGGTAGCCGGTGACCTTGGGCTAAATGGCGTTGTGGCATCAGCCATTGACTGGTACGTGCGGAACTACCCACAGGCAACACCACGGCTCTACCGACCGGTAGACAGCCAGCAGGCAGAGCCTGTAGAAGACCACCCGGTGCTACAGCTCATGGCGCAACCGGATCCGATGATTATGGGTAGCCTTTTCTGGGGCTGGGTCATTCAAGATTTCAAATTGTTTGGCAACACTTACCTGAGAAAGATTCGCTCTACAACCCGTGGCACGGTGACCGCTCTACAGTTTCTTCCGCAGGATATGGTTCGCCCGGTAGGTAACGGCATCAACCCGCTAACCCACTACGTATACACCACGGATGGGCGCTCCTTTGATATCCCGGTATCCGACATGATCCACATCCGGTACGGCAGAGACCCAAGCGACATCCGCATTGGTAGAGCGCCGCTTACCGCTGTACTGCGGGAGATAGCAACCGATAACACCGCATCCACTACCGCATACGGACTCTTGGCTAACGGCGCTATGCCTAGCCTCATTGTCGGGCCTGATGCCAAAGAGACAACCGTTGATATGAGCATGGATGATGCTCGGCAGGTGAAGCGGCAACTGCACGAAGACCTAACCGGGGACGGTTCCGGCGGCATCGTGGTTATGACCGGTGCCTACAAGATGGATAGAGTTAGCCTAACGCCTTCAGAGCTTGCTCTGGATTCCGTGAGACGTGTACCGGAAGAGCGCATCTGTTCAGCGCTTGGCATCAACCCTATGGTCTTAGGGCTTGGAAGCGGGCTAGAGCGGTCTACCTACAGTAATTACGAACGCGCCCAGCAAGCGGCATGGGAAGACGGCATGGTGCCGCTCTTGCGTACCTTGGCGGATGCCATCACCGCTGACCTGCTGCCGGAATACCCTGAGACACAGCAGGGTGATTATGTAATGTACGACCTTGAAACGGTCAGGGCGCTTGCCGACGATATGCAAGCGGAAGCGGTAAGAGCAGAGAAACTTTACAAGGCTGGCATTATTGATCGGGCTGAAGCCAAGCGAATAGCGGGTTTTGAAGCCGTGCCTGAAGATGAAGGGCAGCTACACCCAACAGCAATCCCGGTACAAAGCACCGGCGGCTTTGATGGTGCCGCAGTGCGATCGTATGAGATGAAGTTCCGCCCAACTGAAGCAATGCGGACAGCGGCACAACGGGCACTTGACTGGAAGGCTGAAGGATTCGACGGCGGGACGCGGGTAGGCCTTGCAAGGGCTAACCAGATTGTCAATGGGGAGAAACTTTCCGAAGACACCATACTCCGGATGTACTCTTTCTTCAGCCGCCATGAAGTAGACAAACAGGCTGAAGGCTTCAACGCTGGTGAAGAGGGCTTCCCTAGTCCGGGGCGTGTAGCCTGGGACTTATGGGGCGGCGATGCCGGGTTCCGCTGGTCAACCGCAAAGCGGGACGCAATGCAACCAGATGGCAAGAGCCTTGACGGTGACCACGTATGCACTCCGGGGGTAGTGTATAAGAGCCACCCTTTTTACGGGTACGAGCTGGAAATCAGCTCAAGCGAGTAGACACCGGGACGGGCAGGATTTATGCCGCCAGTCAGAAGTACCGGAACGACCTGCTGGAACGTGAAGGCGTAGCCATCAGCCGTATGCAACGCGCATACAAGGCGGCAACCAAGGCGAGTATCGATGAGCTTGAAGCGCTGGAGGGTAGGATTGCCGAACGTGAAGCCAACGGGGAACCGCCGAGCGAAACAATCCTCTGGATGCGTCAGCGGATCATAGATAACATTGAGGAACTCGGAAAGAACCTCAAGAAGTTCTCGGTAGAAGGGGCAGTGATTACAGCCGATGGGCAGCTACAAGCCGCTATCCTTGCTAATGAGGCAACGCCGCGCCTTGTGGAAGCGGCAGCGGGTAAAAAGCCCGCCGGGGTTACCCTTGGTACTAGCTGGACAAGTCTACCTGACGAAGCCCTGCAGGCCTTTGTCGGGTTCGCAGGCGATGGTAGCCCTTTGGCTGTCTTATTCGATGCCATCCCTCAAGTAACCACCGATGCCATGCAGATGGCTTTGGTACAGGGGATAAGCCTAGGTGAAGGCCCGCGCACGGTAGCACGGCGGGTACGCAAGGCCGCTGATATCGGGCGGCAACGAGCAGAGACGATAGCCCGTACTGAGATGATACGAAGCGCCAGGGAAGCCCAGCGGCAACTATACACGGAGAATGGCGCAGTGACCGGTTACCGCCGACAGGCTACGCAGGACGCGCGGGTATGCCTTGCTTGCTTGGCTCTCTCCGGCACACTTCAGGCTACAGATACCATCATGCCAAGCCACCCGAACTGCCGGTGCGTGATGATACCGGAGACCCTCAGCTGGGCAGAGATAACCGGCGATTCATCGATACCGGACACACGCCCAAAGGTTGCAACCGGTGAAGAGATTCTAAAAGGGCTAACACCGCTTGAAGCTCAGCAGATACTAGGCACCGCCCGTTACAACCTTTACAGCGAAGGACTACCGCTTAGCGACATGGCAACCGTGGTACAGAATGCCGACTGGGGGCCTACTACTAGGGTATTGCCGCTTAGAGACCTAGAGGGATACCAACCGGATCTAACGACATATCTATGAAAACGGCACTGTGGGATAGTGGGTGTATGGACTTGCTGACATCTTCCGTAGACGGTATCAAGAGCGACCGGTTAGGCTACGTCAAGGGCTACCTTGTGCGCTTTGGTAATACCCAAAGTGCTGACCTTGAAGGTGATTACTTTACTAAGTCAACCGACTACGGTTTTCCTATGACCGAAGGCAAGCGCGTACCGCTCAACGTCTACTACCACCACGGTATGGATGCCGCTGTAGGTAAGAAGTCTATCGGTACTGGCTACATCAAGATGGACGATGTCGGGCTATGGTATGAAGCGCAACTAGACATGGCCGACGAGTACGGCTCAATGATTGCAAAGCTCTGCAAACAAGGCAAGATGGGCTTTTCCTCCGGTGCTGCCGGTCATCTGGTAGAGCGCAAGAGCATGGGCGGTGCCGCTGAAATCACACGCTGGCCTATCGCTGAAGCAAGCATAACGCCTACACCTGCCGAGTATCGTAACAGCGTCAAAAGCCTAAAGGAGTATTACGGCATGGAGCCTATGATGGATATGGAAGAAGAGATGGTTATGTCTCCAATGCCTGAGCAGTCCCCGGAAGAGTACGCCGTATCGGTCTTTGATGAGTCCGAAGGTGACCTAATCCACGAGGGGCTTGAAGCCTACTACGATGCGCTCTGCGGAGCCATCGAGATGGTTTCCGATCAAGCCATGGCGGATGCTGTTATTGATGAATTTGCTCGACGTGCTAAGGGGCTATACGCCATGCACGGTATGAAGAGCGTACAACCCGCATCCCTGCGGGGTGTTGAACGTCGACTGCGGGATGCAGTCGGTCTTAGCCGGGCGAGCGCCAAGCGCTTAGCACCTGTAGTCTGGGATTCACTGCGGGACGCAGACCAGCCGGAAGTGCAACCGGAACTCGTAGTCCTGGAAGCGAAAGCCTCCACCGATAATGAGCGAGCCGACATACTGGCCCGCTTGGAGTTGTTACAACAACTATGAATCTGACACAACTACAGAATCAAAAAGATTCTGTGCTTGCTACCGCGCGGGAGCTTGCTTCCGGTAACGGTGACCTTGCACAGGTCAAGTCCCTGATGGCTGAAGCCAAGGGCATTGAAGAGCGCATCGAGACAATCAAGGCACTCGGACAAGGCCACCCTGTGGCAACCGAAGCGCAAGTAGACCAGCCATGGAAGTCCGGCGGCGTTGGACGCAATCCACTTTCCGGCACCCGTGATGAGGCTAACTGGAAGGCTTACGCTTGGGGCCAGTGGGGCCGCTCTATCATGGGTAACCGCAAGGCCGCTGAGTGGGTAAAGAACAACCTCAAAGCACAGACCGAAGGCACGAACAGTGCTGGTGGTTTTACTGTTCCAGATCCGTTGTCGAGCGAACTTATCTACCTGCGTGAGCAGTTCGGTATTGCGCGTCAAAACTGCCGCATCTATCCGATGTCCAGCGATGTCTTGAACGTGCCTAACGCAACGGCATCCACTACGGTCTACTACCCTGGAGAGAATACCGCTATCACCGCTTCCGACTTGACCTTTGCACAGGTCAACTTGGTTGCCAAGAAGCCATCGATTCTTACTCAGGTTTCTAAAGAGTTGGCTGAAGATAGCATCATTGACTTTGGCGCAACGCTTGCCCGTGACATGGCGTACTCCTTGGCTAAGGAAGAAGACCGCGTTGTTTTCAACAATGCAGTCGACTCCACGTCTGGTCTTGATGGCATCCTTTATGCTGTCTACAACCTGAACGCAACCAAGGCTAACATCGCATCGCTTCAGGTCTTCACGACCGGTCAGACAATCACGTACAGCCCGACACTTGCTAACTTGAAGGGTATGGTTGCCAAGCTCCCAACGTATGCACCGAATGCGAAATGGTATATGCACAAGGAGATTTGGTACAACGCGATTGCACCTTTGCTTGATGCTTTGGGCGGTAACTCGATTATGGATATCCAAGGCGCATACGGGCCTAACCCTATGCTCTACGGATACCCGGTAATCTTTGTCCAGAATATGGCTAAGACCCTTGCGGCTACCACGCCATACATCCTTCTTGGTGACCTCAGCGTTGGTACTGCATTCGGTGACCGCCGTACTGTTACGATTGAGGTTTCGGATCAGCGCTACTTTGTTGAGGATGCACTCGCATTCAAGGCAACTGAGCGATTCGCTTTCTCCGCTTTCGATGTTGGCAACGTGAATGCCACGGCATCCAGCCGTGTCCCTGGCTCGCTTATCGTTGGAGCATCCGCAGCTACATAAAGCGAGCGGTTCTTATCTCAAGCCCTCGGCAGACGTGCCGGGGGCTTTTCCTTTGTGTGGGATACTGAAACCATGATGACACGAGCCGAAGCGATAGCGCAGGTATCACTTTTTGTTGATGCACAAAGTTATCCGCAGATGTCCACAACCGACATAGGGAGTATCTTAGATTCTTTCTCACGGTTCACCACTTGGACGGCTAGCACCACCTACGCTGTCGGTGATCGTGTAGTGCCTACAACGCCCAACGGGCGGGTTTATGAGTGCCGGGTAGCCGGTACGTCAGGCACGACACAACCTGATTTCCCGGTCTACTCTCCTTACCAAGTCAAGGGCTACACGCTGGAAGATGGCACGGGAGACCCAACCCTGATGTGGGTAGACCAAGGGCCGATCAATGTGGAGCGCTACGATGTCAGGACAGCCACCCGCCAAGCATGGATGATAAAAGCAAGCCGTTGCGCTTCAGACATTGATGCCAAGGAAGGCACGAGCGATGTGAAGCTTAGCCAACTGAAAGCACATTGCCTTTCGATGGCTGAACGATATCGCCCGTTGGTGTTCGCATGAGTCCTATCCTACGCGCAACTATAAGCGCTGGCATGGTACGTAACCTTTGCCAAGACCGTGTAGAGATTCACCGCTTCACCTTGACCGAAGACGGTCGTGGTGGTGCTACTGAGACGTGGCGCAAGGTAGCCGAGTACAACGGCAGGTTGACCAACCAGAGTGACACGGAGAGCATTGTAGGCGGTGGCATCCAGTCATCTGCACAGTGGACGCTGATTGTTGCTGTTAGTGCTGATGTGATGCCGCAAGACCGGGTGTACCGGGTGGGTGATGATGCCCGCTATTACGATGTGATCGGGACAGACTTTGGACAAACCGAACTTTTAGTACAGCACGTAGGGCTGGTGGAGCGTACATCATGACGGCAGAGGCGTGGGTTCCTATCGGCATACAAGCCTTTATAACCGTTACTAGTATCGGTGCCGCATGGGTGGCTATACAGGTCAGGTTAACGCGACTGGAGACTCAGGTGGCACACATCATCTCGACGCTCGATGGACAACAGCAGGAAGTGCGCCGCATCGAACAACGACTCGGTAAACTCGAGAACAAGGTCAGCGCGTTGGAGGCAATCATACAAAGATGAACAGCATTTCAATCAAACGTTTAGTGGTCGTTGTGATCGTGGCTTTTACAGCTGCTTTTACCTCGGTCTTTGGCGATGGGGTCAGGACATCCGAAGCACACGACATCAGCGAGCTCGGCGCAGTGCTTGCACTCTACGGCTCGAAGGCGGTAGCGGCTGGTGTCTCCGCTGCGGTCAGTTCGGTGTTGGCGTTCCTGACGATGCCGTTCAAGGGTGTAGGGGCTAACAGCCTGAAGGTGGGCAAATGAACCTAGCCAACGTGGTGCTTACACCAAATCCACAGAACCCTGCTGATTACAATGTCAATTT